AAAGCCTTCAGCCTGATCCGAGCTGTCCGAAAGAATAATGGGGTAGTGCTTGTATTCATAAAGAATAGCGTGCATTGTGTCTTTAAATGTGAAATTTGTACTTTTTGCGTGACCACGCGGGGCAGCAATTGCCCGTCTACAGCCCTTATCCCTGGATATTTCCTTTTTGCTTATCGTTGGGTTTTTGCCTTTCATAACACCTTGAGTCCAAATATCATCGAGCTTCTCATGGAACTCAGGTGACTCTCTGACAAAATAGTGGGGGAGATACGCTCTTCCGAAATATCCGAGGTCAATTGATCCTAATCTCTTTCTGAGTCCTTTTAACCCTGTGAGTTCGCCCCCGGCTTGGTACTCCTTCAGGAGCGCTTCTCTAAGTTTACGATGCTGACTGTTTCTCATTATGTAAGTTTCGAAAAGCTGCTTCTGATATTCCGAGTTTTGGGCTGCATCGCTGTCAGTTTCTTCGTCGAGCTGCCTTATATAATCATCCAGTTTAATCATTAGCGACCATTTTCTCTTTCGCCTTCAAGAGCAAAGACCTTAATTCTTTGGCTAATTCGGGGTCTGATTTAATGGCAGCCATCATTTCAGTCTCCATTCCCTGGAAAGCAAGTTCGATCTTCTTTTTGGAATCTTGCTTTACCCGATCTTTATAGGTCTTAGTCCGGCTCAAGGCAGTCATCAAACGTCCAACTTTGTCTAAGGGGAGAGTGTCGAATTCTTCTTCAGCCATCGCTAACCTTTTTACTAGACCATCCGCAAGGAGCATATTCCCGGCATCCGTGTAATCGACATCAGGATTCATCTTAACTGCGTTGATAAGGACCTCAGTTTGTCGCTGTGCTTCCACGATCCGCTGAGATACCTGGTTGATCTTGAGCGCATATCTTCCGACAGCACTCTTGCTGATTTCATGTCCCTGGGCCTTTAACCAATCGGATATGGCCTGATAGGTTGTTTTGGTTTTTACAAGCTTGACATCCACTTGCAGTCGTAAATCTTCCGGTAATTCATCCAGGCTTGTAGATATCCGAGTCCTTCGTCTCTCTTTTCCCATTTAGACATCAACTCCCGGATCTTCGCTTGTACCCTCGACCAGATCAACGCCGTTCCTCGTGAGCTTAATCACTGTATCTTTACGGTAGGCGGTGTATGCGGTAACTTTTTTATCCGTAAACGATACATATCCAGCCTCCACTAAATAATCCAGGTACTTGCTAATATCAGGTGATATAAGCAAGCCATCCGCAACCAGGGCGTTCGCTATCTGCCGAACGAGGAGGGAGTTTTGATGACCTTTCACGAGGGAACGGATGATGTAACCTCTAATTGCTTTATTGTTTCGAATCTCTATTTCCGTGATTTCATCCATAGTTTGTCTCCTTAACCCTTCGAGTTGTATTGAAGCAACTTGTCAAGCTTTCCGTCGATGTTATTCATTTTGTTGTCCACATTATTGAGAGAACGAATGAAGTCTTCTCTTAAAACATAGACAAAGGGCAGATCACTTTTCAGATCATTGAGTTCGTCTTTAAGTTTTTTAATATCACAGCCAAGATTTACTTCGACTTCCTTGACCTTTTCGTCGTTTTTCTTGATTCCATTTTTGAGCTCAGATAAAAGGCTTTTGAAAAAGAAGCCGAACCCGCCGATGACAAGGGCTGTGACTGTCTGCAAAATCCAGGTTATTTCCATACGTTCAGCTCATAACTTCCACCATTCTTGAGCTGAAAGACTTTAGACTCAATGGTTTTTGTCAGATAGGCTGAGAAGCTTCCGAAATTTTTCTCAATGAGTTCCTTGCACTCTGGCCTCAACGCTTCGACAATTTCTTTGAATGCTTGCGTTCCCAGTGCTTCAAGTTTTGACTTGTCTTCCAGTTCATCTTTGACCGCTTCCCTAAGAGATTTTGCTGTTGTTTGTTCGATCTGCGTTACCGTTTTGGTTACAAGTTCATCGACGTCATTCAGTGCGTCCAATAAGAGATTTCGCTGTTCATCGTTCTTGATCTGCTGCGTTTCAGTCTTTACTTTAGTAGTCACTTTATGGAGTGCATTAACCCCAAAAGCGAGCAATAGGGAAAGAGTAGCAAGAACTAGATCGGACAACACGGGAGATAATTGATTCACACTTTTACCCTCCTTTTGCATATAAAAAAGCTAACGGCAGGAATTAATTTCCTACCGTTAGCTTATCAATTTTTATATGAACGTTACATACGAAGCACTTCAGAGTTTTAGTTCTGAGAGTGTATTCTCATCGTCATTATTTCCGAAGAGGTTCAGTTGCCCTTCAGCCCAACCTTCTCCGCACAACCCCCTAACCCAGCGTTCCGACAAATTGTATTTTTGGGCTAGTAAAGCATGATTAAATCCATTGAACTCTTCCTTGATGTGCCTATCTCTAATAGGGCGCAAAAGGCTTTCTTTCTTTGGTATATAGAACGTAACTCCGCCCACGATGTCGGCCAGTTCAATCAGATTGCCAATTCCGATTCGTTCCGCAATGTTTCGGAATATGCCCTCGGGTATCATCTCCAGCGTCAATTCTTTTACCCATTCATCGATTGTAACCACCACCCATTATAATCGCTTATACCAGGAATGGGAAGTAAAACTTACTCATCGCCAAGGTACTTGCCTACCACATACGCTGTTCCTGCCCATGATTTACCCGACAGTACGGTTTCATTGGGATGATTAACCGTGCTACCACCGATCACAAGTAGTTTCTTAGATAGCATAGCCTCCGTAGGAACTGAGTGATCGGAATTACGTACGAAAATGGCGCAATTACCGTTCTTGGCGGCTACCTTGAAACCGGCTTCCTTATCAGCTTCCGTGAATAGCAAGACTGATTTTTCTAATACAGCCATGGATTCTTCTCCACCTTTCTTAATTTTTTCAATTTCTTTGTCAATTGCTGATAATAGTTGTTCCCATGTCCGACCATACTGAATTAAGAAGGGGATAGGGTCAATATGATCAGTTTCATGCCACATTTGGGATATCCCACGATGAGAGAAAACATTGTCGTCCGTATTCCATTTGTAACGTACACAAGCGTCCGCCACAGCCCATACGGTACGATTCCACACTTCATCGAATTGCTCGTATCGGTTAGGATCATCTAAACTAGGCTCGCACATTTCAAGACTGATGAATCGGCTATTGGCCGTTTTACCAGCGTGCCATGCTCCTTCATTTTCAGGAATAAGATTATAGATCGTTTTCCAGTCAGCAATTTTGTGAGCACTGCCACTGACTTTTTTGCTGCACCAGTAATCGAAGTGATTTTGAGCAGTTGCTCCCGGGTTAGCTGTAGAGTGTATGACAAATCCCAGGGGCGTGATCTTGAATCCTGGACGGTTATAGGCATTCAACCATTTTCCTTTAACCTCAAACACTATTTTGTTTCCTCCCCAAAGTTATTAAGTATTTTTCTGACTTCCCGGACGAGCTCCTCCTTGCTCATTTTGGTATAGCCTTTGACTTTGTTCTTCCTACATGCATTTCTCAAGTGGGTGATAGGCCAGTCTTCGAGTTTTCCCATTTCGATAGTTATCGGCTTATCGTTCTTTTTTTCGGAATCTATTACCTCTAAAGCTTTATCCAGCGGCATCTTTTTCAGATAGCATTGATAACCAATCTCCCAGCAATAAGCGGTGGCCTCACTCAAACATTTTCTTTCTTGTATTTCTTGCATCGTTTTTCCGCGTTCCCTTACTTTGATGTAAGTTTCCAAATTTACCATAGCCATATAATCATCTCCTTTTGTTAATTCCCGCCCTAATGGCGCACTCTGTACAAAGGGCTCTCATACCTGTAGCTTTAACTTGTCTTGTTAGGTCGCTCTCCCAACATTTAGAACCACAGGATGGACATTTAACCAGTTTCCAATCATTGTGTTTCGGATTTGGCACGTTCCTTTTTAAAGGCATACAAGCATATCCGAGTTTACCAGGATTCCACTGTCTGATTTTTACCTCAATGTTTGACTTGCGCCCCAGTATAATCAACCCTTTCCTTTTCCGGTTATTTTGAACCCATACATAAGCAACGTTTCTTTATCGCTTGGGAAGTCATCAAAGATTTTTTCGTCGTTAAGAGAGTATTGTCTCTCCTTGAATAGACTTGCAACTTTCTTGATGTTTGCCATACTTACATCAACATTTCGTTTTTTAAGTGCTTTCTTGATAATCTCAACATCCACCATAAACGTAAGGCTGATTTTGATCTTCTCCATTTTCCCATCCTTTCTTTAAAGATTACGTATGGGAGCAACAACCTTCTCATAGAGATCCATATACTTGTACTTTGAATCACCATTAGCCTTTATTTCCGCCTCAAATTTCTTGATTTCTACTGCAATTTTGAGTATCTTCAGAACTCCAATTTCCTCCGCTGTTACCTTAATCTTAGAACTCTGACCCATGCTCGGTGTCATCCATCTGATGGCTGAATGTATATACTCTAAGTCGCCAAAGCTTCCAAGGTTTTCCCTAAACTCTGCAACAACTTCTTTAGCAAACTTAGTCCGGTTAAGTCTTGGCTTGATAGGAGGGAGGACGCCTTCCTCTCTCAATTCCTTTCTAAGCTCTTTATTGAGCTTCTTTCGAGCATTGGTGAGCTTCTTGTAGCCCTTCTTTCTAACAGTCAAGGCGACACCCCCATGGCGTTGCTAGGCACTTGGAATCCAATTCACTTATGCGCTTCCCGAGTTTCTTTTTGACCCTTGGTTTTCTCGTTCTTCTTTGGATATTCTCAAGCCTTGATATGAGCTTGTTGTATCTTTTAACATTTTGGTATTCCTGCTCTCTAAGAAGCCGAATTTTCTTCATCAATGGAACGTTCCATGCTTTTTCGATAGGTTGCGCAAGCTCCGCATATTCCCTTCGACTTTCCAAGTCTACGACACTCGCCTTTCTGACAGCTTTCGAGATAACGGAAGCCATTCTTTTGAATGTCTTTTTGAAGGAACTCCATGCCTTTATCACATACTCAACGAAACTCTCAGCCTGTTCTATCGAGATCGTTTGCATCTGCATTCTATGCCCTCCTTTAATCTACAGAATTTCTTTGAAACGGTAATCAAGAGCCAGTGGGTCTTCATCCTCAGAAAGGATCATTTTGCCTAAGTACATCTTTCCCGTGTGCGTGTTCTTGGTCTTTTCAAAGAGCCTACCCGCCGTGGCCTTGGAGAGGAAGCCTATAAGCTGGTGAAGATACTCACTGGTGTAGATAATAGGGAGCTGCTTTCGATATCGGTAATCTACAAGCCCGTAAAACTCTTTAATCCAAGATTCTTTTTGGCTTTCTTTACACACGTCATCAATGATCAGGAGGTCACAGGTGTAAAGCTTTTGCCTGATCTCATCGACTTTATGAGCTTCATCGGGCTTGTTATAATAGGCCAGCCACTCAGTAAAGCTCTGGACCCAGTTAAAAAACAATGGGTAGATGCCTAGTTGGATGAGGGGGAGGACGGTAGCTGTTGCTAAGTGGGTTTTGCCAGATCCTGATGTTCCAGTGAGTCCCATCCATGGGGAACCCTTCAAGCTTTCGCCTCGTTTTACTCTAGCTACCAAACCATTTGAATACTCTTTGGCAATGTTATAGGCATGGGTGACTCGCCGATCCGCGCCCTTGAGTACAAAGTTGTCAAAGTTCTTGTGCAGGAATTCGTCACTTATGTTGCAAGATTTTAGCAGCCTTTTCATTTTCTTTTGCTCCATGCACTGACAGGGATAACCTACGTCCTTTGTCGGGTCGTAGATAAAACCAATATCTTGACATTGATGGCATTCATACCCCGGAAAGTCTACGTTTAAAGGCTTCTTCGGCTCTCGTGTCGCGAGAGCCGATAGGCGTTGTAGCTTTGCCACCTTGTCCTGAATTGTTTCGGCAATTCCCTCCATGGGATGAACCCCCTTTCAAATTCCTCAAGATGCCGCGGGTATAATTCTCTCGAATGTTGGGATACTTCTCCATGTGGATTTTTATGGCCTGAATGACGGTATCTGGTTCAAATTTGGCCCAGTATTCCAATTCCTTTCGTTTGATGCCATCGGACACCTGGCTTGTCCTCCGTGTGAAGCGAATAACCTCCCAGTATGACGCAATGGTTTCTTGTTGCTCTGGAGAGTATCGTTCAAGAAGTTTTTCCAGCGTCAAGACCCCCTTTCAGCTGCCTCCGTCTATCTTCGATTTCCCGATTAGTCCAAGCTGCCAGCTCTTCAAAATAGAACCCTCTATGACAGTGGGGACAACATGAGGATCTACCACATACCGTCTTTCCGTCAGGCTGCATCGGCATCGTTTGTAGATATCTCGATTGATTCTTAGAGTCTCGATCTTGATGATCTTTTCAGGCAACTCATCGTCCACGGTTAGCACGAACGCCTTTCTGTTCGCGCCTCTTGATAGCCTTCAAGGCTTCAATCACATCATTAGCCTGGCTAGGCTTCAGGTATTTTGGATGACTGACCTGTTGCTGGCTCTCCAGGAAACCACGTAACCGCTTGGGATTATCTTGCCATCCCAGCTCCTCAGCCAATTTGTTGATTTGCCACACTTGCTTATTAGATGCTCGGTTAGGGGATAAGCCTAATATGTTATTTAAGCGGTCGATAACTTGAATACCCTGGCTCTTTTCAAGGTCCTTGATACTTTCAGAGCCAGTCACCGCAGTGACCAGCTCGTGAAGTTCCTCATTGCCAAGACCTGCATCTCTGCCTAATGCAAATATCTTCTTGATTTGAGGATAGGTGACTTTCATAGGACACCTCCGTTTTAGTCCTCGTATTCCAATCCAACACTAATGCCATCTTCGATAAAAATGGCTTTTTTCACTTGTTCAATTTGGTCTGTCGACAGGTCTCCGAAAAATCGGCTCACCTGTTCAAAGTTCTTATACCGCCTAATGGCGTCCAACTCTTCCTCGCATTCTTTTTGTACTCCGACACTTTCGAGCACTTTTTTATCTTTCAGATAGTCGCCTTTCAACTTCTTTATGACCATTTTTAGCGTCTTATCATCCAGATTAAACCCTTGCAGTGCTTTTTCGGGAGTAATATCACTGCTGTATTCTCCTCTGAAAAGGGCAATTAAAGCTGCTTTAAAGCGAGCGTCAGTATCGTATTTGATTTTCTCTTCCCGTGTGATTTTAGATAAAGCAAGTTCGCCCAAAACTTCAACCAGACGCTTGTAGTTATCGATCTCGAATTTTTCCTTATACACGACGTTAAAGTGCCCGTTGCTTCCAAAAATTTGCAAATACTTTAAATTCTTGTTTTCCATCTCTTCGTAGGCTGCACTCGTAAGCGCCGCTTTGATTTCATCCAGCTTCTTCTTGGCTTCTTTGATCTCTTTTTCGAGCGAGATACCCTCATCGACGAGAGTGTTCGAGGTTTTCGACATGATCAACTATCCTTTCTTTCACTCATAATCTGAATGCAGCTCTTACACACAAAGCGTCCCATGTGGACGATCAGATCTTCATCTCCCTTGCAGAAAACACACTCGCCATTAACCCGTTTTAAAACTATCTCTCCGTTATCTTTAGTTGAAATGTTAAACCGTTCGTTCTCGTTGATACCAAGATCGCGACGCATAACCTTTGGAAGCGTAATAGCGCCGCTTTTGCTGATTTTTTTGTTGAACTGATCCACTCGTTTGTATCCTCCTCTACGAAAAATTTAACAACATGACCGTCTTCACACAGTGTTGCTAGGCCATTTTGATGATACATCAACTCAAGTTCTTCGACCTCGACACTGCATAAAACACATCCGCTTGATACCATTGCCATTGATATAGCCTCCTTCATCTGATCAAATAAAGTAGGGTGGACATCCTTAGAGCATCATCATGCTTGATGCCTGGGCTATAACCTTGATGGTGATCGTGTCCAAACCGCTTTCGTTCATGATCCTAATCGCGTTATTCAGTGTTCTGTCCAGGAGTCGGAAGCAGCCGGTCTGAAGATTACACGCTCTTAGAGATAATTCAGAGAGAGCTTCTGGTTCAACCTTGAAACCGTCCAGGTATTTCTCGACCTCTTTAGATGACAGACCTTTGAGCGAGGAATAAAAATCAACTCTGTTTGCAAAGCGGGCTAAGTATCCCTTGATCATTGACTCAAGTTTCGGTTCTCCAGCAATGACCATTCCAACATCTGATTGATCAAATAGGCTTCTGAGAATCTCCATTTTCTTCTGAGTGTATTTGTTAATGAGCTTGTCAGCCTCGTCGATAATGAGGAGGTAGCCGTGATTCACGTTGAAAAATT